ACGGGCGAGAACTCCAGCGCAGCGATGCGTTGGAACTGGTCGATGGTGAGGTCTTGGAGTTTCATAGTTTCGGTCTTGCGTTGCAATGTACGGAAGGAACCACGACCATCGGAAGGCCGTGCAATAGGGCAAGGTTTGTCAGCACGCTTTGGTCGTGCCTGTGGTCAATGAAGGATGGGTGGTTCGGGTATTCGCTGGGGTCATCGTTCACGACCTTATCAACCGCAAGCCATTTGGACCACTCTTGCATCAAGGCGATATTGGCATCGGTCTTGCGCAATCCTAAGAACCCCGCCTCCAGTTGCATCGGCCCCTCGTTGAAGAACTGCAAGCAGTCCATCAAGGCGTAGCAATCGCCCTTGGTGTAGGAGATATGGTTGTGGAAGTTTTGGTGCAGGAGGATGGGGTTGTCGGTTAGCCATCGCTTTGCAAAGTCAAAGCACTCGTCCGTGTGGACATCTTGGGCATCAAGGTAGAGCAGGGCTTCGTCGTCCTGCAAATCCAGCAGAGCGTCCAAGATGATTTTCGGCTTCCACCTCCACCAATCGTTGCCCCTGCCTGGTCGTTTCTCGTCGGTCACCGTTGTAACGGGGAAGGGATAGTACATCCCCTGCTCCCTTGCGGCGGGCCAGTATTCGGCGGTTGCGTAATTGATGCCGACCAGGTGCATGGCTAAAACCCGTGAGAGTTGGCGAAGGCGTGGTTGAATGCACCCGCTTGGATGGGGATGCCGACGAAGTGCTGCGAGTATGCCCTTTCAAGGACATGACCTACATAGGTCAACTCGGTCAAGCCTTTGGTGATGCAGTCCAAGGTCAGTTGGAGGTGGGCATCGCTCCAAACCATCGTGTAGTTGGAAGTCACGGGAACCATCGGCGCCATAAACTCATCCGAACCTTTGCCCGTCAAGGTCTTGATGTGACCCTCGTAGTTGTGGCCGCATTGCCAATAAGGAACGGTGTCCACAGGGATTTGGAAGTACCCGCATTGAGGTAGTTGGCGAAATTGGCCTTGGTTGTAGGTGACATCGTATTCAAATAGATTCACGATGTCCCCCTCTTGGATGTAACCATTGCGGGCCAAAGCGTACCACCCCGTCCACGCCACAAGGTTGCGGTGATGTTCGATGTTGTCGGGCAAGTCCCGTGCAATGATTAGACCTGGTATAGACGCGATGCTTGAGAAGTCCCGTGGGCCAAGCATGACCCAGCGGAACTCGTCAAACAAGTCAAAGCGTCCCCCGTTGATGCAGCCCTTTACGATTTCCGCATCGTGGCAGAATATGAAGGTTTTGGCGGTCATAATTTCTTAATGATGGTCAGCATTTGCCGTCCCCTTCCGTCCCAACTGCTACGGTGTTCGTGTGGTTCCAACTGACCCAACAGGTTAAGGATGGTCAGCAGTTCCGCATCGTGAATCATCATCGTGCCGCCTTTGAGCAGCCGCTCGTTGAATAGTCGCACCATTTCGGGAATCATGCCGTCGCCGTGGTCCGAATCGTGGAAGATAAACTCAAAATACCGCTGCTCGTTGAGGGATTCGCTGGATGGGGCGTTGTTCCACTCCACCTTGTAATCTTTCAGCAGGGCTTTGCGCTTGTCCTCTACGCTGGTATCGGTGTCGTACACGACGACTTCAAGGCCCGCCATCGCAATGGCAAGGGTTGAGTGTCCGAGGTAACTTCCGAGTTCCAAGGCACGGCCCTTTGCGTGGTTCTTGGCGGTTTTGTGGATTTCAAGGATGTGGGTCACATCGGTTGTGTAGATGTGGCCGTAGTCCAAGCCTTTGAGGATTTCTTCGGGTTTTTGCTTCATGGTTAGAATGTGATGACAAACTTACTTGGGTCGGGCCATCCTGGGTTTGGGTCGTACACGGTCATCCCTTCCCGCTTTCCAATCCAAGTTTCGGCTTGGTAGCGGTGTTCCCTTACGGGTTCGCCAAGTTCCCGCACATGGCTTGACTTGGCCCACCAAAAGTTCCCTGCAAAGTAGGGGTAACCGTCGGGGTTGTTTTGGTCCGCTATTTGAGGGAACTGCTCGGTGGTGAGCCAATGGGTTCCCACGCAGTCCACTTTCTCCAGTTCCGCAAGGCAACGCTCCCAAGCCACGATGTTAAAGAATATCATAGACCTGCACCACATCTGCTTGACCAGCGACGGGTCAGCGGACCCCTTCGTATGCCCGTAGAGGTAGGCCGCATCCTCGGTTTGGCTTGCCTTGTACATCTCGGTCAGCGTGGCTTGCTCCCATGCGTTTGTGCGGGTGACCACGACCTTAATCTTTGCCGCCACGAGCGAGTTGTCTAGGATTTCTTTCACGACCTTCCGCTGGTCGGGAGGGCCGACGATGCCGACCCGAATCTCGTCCAACTGCTCAATCAGCCCGTAATTGCACAGGGCCATCATGTGTTGGTGCATGATGAGTTGCCATTGGCCGCCGCCGCCGCAATAGATGTGGTAATAATGGATGAGTTTCATTGGGTGAATAGGAGGGTTAAGATGCAGCCGATAAAGACCAAGGCCAGCACGACCCGACCAATGGCGAGGGCGAGGTCAAGGAGGGATTCGAGGTTCATGCAAGCGTGTAGTTATCCTCAAAGAACTCCTTTGCAACAAGCCATTGGTCTAAATGATTCTTTGAATTACGAGCAATCATGTCGCCATCTTTGGGACTGCCACTCTCTCTATCTTCTTTTGAAATTGACACGGAATCGCTCAAAACTTCACCCACGAGGTAAGGTCGCATTTCGGCAAGTTGTTTTTTTCGGTATAATCTAAAGTCGCTCATTTTGTAGGGGTTTAATTACCCAAAGTTACACCACCAAGTACTTACCCGAATTGCTCACGGCAAGTTTATTCAACGCCACATAGCGGAGCGCATCGCAGGCGTGGTTGTAGGAATCAATCGGGACCCCCGTGTCCTTGCCGTCCTTGTCGGTGGCCCAAGTGTACGAGCGGAGTTCCTTAATCAGGTTGGTGGAATCTTTTGTAACATGAAGGTTGAACCGCTTCACGATGTCAATCCCCTGCCTAACGCTATCGGGTCCCTTGGATGCGGGCTTGATATTGAATCCGAGGCGGTAGATTTCCTCGATGGACTTCGGTTCTGCTGAATCGGCCACGATTTCCCACGCCCTTGTGATGCCGAACTCCTTCAAGCGGGTGGCGATGTCGGAGTTGGTCAAGCCCCGATGGTAGAGCAGTTCATGGACGAACAAGTCGTCACCCCTGCGGTACACGGCGACCAATGCGGTTGGGTCCGTGCTGAACCCCCAGTCGAGCCCGTAGGCGACGAATTTCATGGTGGATGGGTCTATACCCTCAACCACCGTATAGTCCCCGTATATCGCCCCTTGGAGCGTCCCGACTTGACCGAGGCCGTACACCTTCCACCAGTTGGCCCAGTAGGCACTCGTTTCGGCCTTGGTGCGGTTCAGTTCGATGTCATTCCGAATAGTATCGGGAAGCGCCTCGTTGTCTTGGTAGGTCAGGATAAGGAACTCCGCATCCGTTTCGGGAAGGACCTCGGTGTGCGCCCAAAATTCGTGGGTGGGGTTGAAGTCAATGTAGATTTCCTGCGATGTACGAATCGCCAACTGGTAGTAGGAATCGAAGTCGATGTTGTTCGCCTCGTTGATGTAGAGGACCTGCCGCCTTGCCCCTCGGAGGCGGGCTTCCGAATCAGCGGAAAAGAACTCAATCGTGGAACCGTTGGCGAAGTTGTACTGGAGCAGGGTCTTGTTCCAGCGGTCGGGAACCCAACGGTGGGTCCATTGCATAATCTTGGCGAAGTCCTTGATGGCTCCCCGTCGTAGGTGAGGGACGGATTCGGACACCACCGAAATCTCCGACTTGGGATGGCGGGCCGCATGGTCAATCAGCACCGCAAGGATGCCGAAGGTTTTGGACGCACTTGTGCCACCTTGTATCACCTTCTTCCGAGCGGTCATCGCCCGAATTTTGCGGATGGCGGTGGTGTACTGGAACATCATTTTGTTGGCGTCAACGAAATGGTTTTGCGGCCATGGCAGGATTTGAACCTGCAAAAACCCCTATTTCGGGGCGTGTGTGCCTTCCACCACATAGCCGTGTAGTCAGGACAGGACTTGAACCTGTATGTTTACTCGTTTAGGCAATCAGACGAACAACTCTGAACCACTTAACTTTCAACGGTCTGCGTCTACCAATTCCGCCACCTGACTGATGCAAAGATACGGGCATTTCGTAAACCCGCACCACTACTCCCCAAAAAGCGGCTGCTCGATGGTGATACTCGTTTCCTGCTTTTCCACCAGTCCGTTCAAACGCTGGGTGATGGAGGGGTTGTAGATGCCCGCCATACCTCCCTTGATTTGGTCGGCTCGGATGGCTTCCTTTATGCGCTGGCAGATTGCGGTAAATTCTTCGTATGCTCCCCCTTTGTTGTTAAAATAGTCCCTCCCCCCATCAGCAATACCCTTGTCCCAAAGGTGCAATTTAAACCCCTCCATGGTCAATGGGGCTTCTTTTTCCCGAAAGACCTCCACGGCTTTGGGGCCAATCCAATCTTTTACAAGGATGGGTTGCTTCTTTGTATTGACGCAATACTCGCTGAAATCTTCCCAAAGTTCTTGGGGGTTCGCAAATACCCGTGGCCTTCCTGCTCCCATCAGTATTCTATTTTGTCAATCAGTTCGTCAATCTTGTCCACGATTTTCATCTTCACGGCAAAAGCGTTCGGCGAGTTAGATTCCTCCACCGCCCCAATGCAGTCGCAGA